TCCCGATGGAAAAGGTCGGCACCATCGACCTGTCCACGTTCGACCCGTACCGGGCCAGGGTGTTCGGGGCCAGGGGCGTGCCCGACGACATCGAGGCCGTGGCAAAGGAGTCGCCGGTCAAAGGGGCAGCCCTCGTCCGCTCTTGGACGGACGTCAAGCGGGCGATCGCCCAGGGTTACCCGGTGGCCGTCTGTTCGGACCAGGGGTTCACCATGACGCGGGACCGGGACGGTTTCGCCAGGCCGTCCGGGACGTGGTACCACTGTATGGCGATCATCGGCGTCCGGAGCGCCCCGAGGGACGGGGCGTTCGTGCTAAACAGCTGGGGCGACCGGGCGCACACCGGCCCCGTCTACCCGCCCGACCAGCCGCCCGCCGGGTTCTGGGCGGACGCCCAGACGGTTGACCGCATGGTCGCCCAGGGTGACAGTTACGCCCTGTCGGACGCGGTGGGTTTCCCGGCCCGCCGGCTCCCGTTCTTCGCCGTTCGTTTGCGACCGGAGACGCTATTCGCCCTGACACGTTAACGAGGTGAACATGAAGACGCTTGCCCTGACGGTCGCCCTGCTATCGGCCGCCCCCCTGACCGCCGACGGCACCGAAACGAGAGTCCGTGTCGCCTTGGCCTTGTCCGCCTGCCAGTGTGAGACGCCCGGGAAGAACTGTGCCGACCCGGCGAAAGATTTGGCCGAAAAGGTGGCCGTCGCCTTAAAATCTCCCGTGCCGAAGCGGAACCCGACCGACACCGACCGGTACACGGCGTTTCTCGCTTCGGTCCGCCAGGGCAAATCCGGCGTCCTGCTGGTCGGTCAGGGGGACGGGCCGTGCGATTGCAGGGTAGCCGCCGGGTACGCCGGCCTCGCCCCCGGCCTGTACAGGTGCTACCTCAAGGACGGGATTCCCATGATGGAAGCGATCCCGTCCGCCCCGCCGGTCGTCTATCGTTGCCCGACCGGCGTATGTACGACGGGCGGCTGCCCGAGCCGGTGATTAGTCCGTCCCTCGAAGGGTTCCCTCGAAGGTCCCCTCGAAGGGTCCCCTCGAAGGTATCCCCTCGAAGGGTCCCCTCGAAGGTATCCCCTCGAAGGAACCCCTCGAAGGTATCCCCTCGAAGGAACCCCTCGAAGGTTCCCTCGAAGGGTCCCCTCGAAGGAACCCCTCGAAGGAACCCCTCGAAGGCTCCCCTCGAAGGCGTCCTTCGAAGGCTCCCCTCGAAGGCGTCCTTCGAAGGTTCCCTCGAAGGCTCCCCTCGAAGGAACCCCTCGAAGGAACCCCTCGAAGGCTCCCCTCGAAGGCGTCCTTCGAAGGCTCCCCTCGAAGGCGTCCTTCGAAGGCTCCCCTCGAAGGTTCCCTCGAAGGGTCCCCTCGAAGGAACCCCTCGAAGGCTCCCCTCGAAGGAACCCCTCGAAGGAACCCCTCGAAGGGGTCCCCAACCGGTGACTAGTCCGTCGAGACGTTGACGATCTGCGTGACATCGACGATACGGGGCCTAACGACGGACGCCCGATCTCTGGCCGTCACCTTTGCCGAGTCGTAAGCCTCCACCCTGGTGCGATGGTAGGCGGTCACGGTTGACGAGTTGTAGGCTATCACAGTCGCCGAGTTGTAGGCGGTCACGGTCGCCGACCCGTAAGCCACGACGTTCGCGGTCCCAGAGGCAGTCACGGTGACGGACTCGACGGCCGCCACGAAGGCGGATTCGGACGCGACTACGGTCGCGGACCCATTAGCCATCACCTTCGCGAAGCCATTTGCTGTCACCTTCGCGAAATCGGAGACCGCTACCCTCGCATAGTCGGAGGCCACCACCCTCGCGAAATCGGAGGCCGTCACCTTCGCATACCCTGTCGCTTCCACGGTCACGGAGTCGGAGGCCGTCACCTTCGCATACCCTGTCGCTTCCACGGTCACGGAGTCGGAGGCCGTCACCTTCGCATATCCTGTCGCTTCCACGGTCACGGACTCGGAGGCCGTCACGTCCGCAAAGTCCGTGGCGAAGACCTTTGCCGAGCCGGTAGCCGTCACGGTTGCGGATAGGAAGGCCTTGACGGTCGTAAACCCGCTGACTGTGACCTGCGCTCCCCCGGAGACGACGCACGCACCCTCAGTCAGCTCATGCTCTCCGTCGAAATAGATTCTCAGGGCTGCGAGTTCGGCTTCGGTTAGGGGACGGATGAGCCGACACTCCCGGACGAAGATTTCGTCGGGGTCTTCGGGATCGTCCGGGCCGACAAGCCGGTTGCGGTACTCGGCTAGGTAGACGGCCGAAGACGGCCTGAACCACCGGGCCGGGTCGCGGGTGAGGTGGAATCCCTGCTGACTGGTCTGCCACTCGCCGGGACCATCGGCCGTCGGGAGTGACCAGGTGCGCTTTCCGTCGTAACCCGACCGGTCGCCGCACAGTAACTTGTAGTAGGCCATTTGTGTATACCTCGCTGTTGTGTGGTAAGACTGCCCCGGCACCGGGGCGTTCGGCTTGTCGCTCAGATCAGGACGCCAATCTTACGGAGCATGGCCGTTGCGTCCTTGTGCTTGCACTTCCTATAACAGCTGAACCCCTTGCAGTTGCACCCGTCGGTCGTGACGTGGTAGCAGTTTTTTGTCCCGACTTCCCACCACTCGACCGCCTTGCCCCTCTGGATCACCGCGTATTTCGCCGTCTTTTGCTCCGTCTTCAGCTCGATCACTTGCCACACGCTCTTCCGGTCGCTCAGGACTCGCAGGCTGCGTTGCGTCTTCATCTTCGTTCCTCCTAGGGTTCCGTCGCCACACCGGTATAATACCAAACGCTAGTCGCGAGTCAACAAGTAGCGGGCAATTTTTTTTGGAATTTTTTCGCCCGCCTCGTTTGTAGAAGCGACTTCCTTTGGTACTGCCTTGCGTCTGACGCGAAGTAATGGAAATACGATTGACGACCGGCATTACTGGCCGTAGCATCCAATCGCTTGTCGGAATCCGCTTGGTATCCCCCTCCGGAGGATTCTCATGATTGGCCAAAATCCGTGGTTTGCACCAGACGAGCCGTTCCCGCCCGGTTCGTACATCGTTGCCGTCGATGGTGTAGCCGTCCGGATCGTCAAAACGTACAATCAGGCGTGCGAATACGCCGCCGCCGAGCGGGTAAACGGACGCTCGGCGGCCGTTATCCTGTTGCCTGACGCACTTGTCGCGGCAACGGTGCTAAACTAGACTATGTACCAAGTAGGGTAGAATCCTACTTGGTACACGGAGACACAACATGCGGACACAGAACATGCCGGGCTTGAAATCGACGTACATATATTCCCACACACTCGCCGACGCGCAGGCGGCCGCGAAGGTGCTGGGCGAGCGGCCCCGGCCGGTGATCGGGGCGGCCGTCGCCGCGTTCGCTACGCTCCCGCTGAACGAACAGATTCGCCTTGTCGTCGAGGCGAAGCGGAGGCACGCGGAGACGTTGAAAACGCTTTACGAAACGAAATACGACGAGACCGCCGACGAAACCCTCGCGGCCGAGTGAGTCGGCCCGGGCCGCCCGGGAGGGGTTATGCCGAAATGGGACGCCCGGTTCCTCCGCCTGGCCGAACACGTCTCGGCCTGGAGTAAAGACCCTTCGACGAAGGTCGGGGCGGTCATCGCCGACCCGGCGAACCGGGTGGTGTCGCTCGGGTACAACGGGTTCGCTCGGGGGGTGGCCGACACCCCCGGGCGGTACGCTGACCGGGAAACGAAGCTCAAGTTCGTTGTCCACGCCGAGCGGAACGCGATTTTGTTCGCCGGGCGTGAGCTGACCGGCTGTACCCTGTACACCTGGCCGTTCCCGCCGTGCGCCCAGTGCGCCGCGATGACCGTTCAGGCCGGGATCGGCCGTGTCGTCTACCCGGTCCTAACCGATCAGGCGTCCTGTGACCGGTGGGCGCGGTGGGCGGACGACCTGACCGTCGCCGGTCAGATGTATGCCGAGGCCGGGGTCACTTGCGAGGGGGTGTCTCTTGAACCTGGCTGACTTCGGGTCTGAGCGGATGCCCCTCCGGCCGTCGTCCCTCGACAGGCTGGTGAGGTGCCCGGCGCGGTTCGCCTTGCAACTGGCCGACCCTCTCGAAGAGCTTGGCTTCTTGGCGGCGGACACGGGAACGCTCACCCACCTGGCGGTCGCCGCGTTCCACCGGGAGCCAGACAGGTTAAAAAAGGTAGCCGTCGGGCTGGCCGCGTTGGAGGCCGGGGCCGCGAGTTTTCCCGAGCCGGAGAAAATTCTCCCGGACGCCCGCCTGCATTACGTCTATTACGCGGCCGACCCCCGGAACCTCGAAGCCGACGTGATCGCCGTCGAACACCCGGTCCGGCTCGTCCTGCCGGCCTATCCCGGCGACCCGACCGGTGAGGCTGTCGTCGTCACCGGGACACTCGACCAAATCCGCCGGCACGACGGGCGGGTTGTCGTATGTGATGTTAAAACGGGTAAGCGACACTCCGGGCAGAAACAGCTTCACGAGTATGCCTATCAGATGGCCGCGTACACGGCCGCCGCCCGGTCGTCCGGGTGGCCCGACGCCGAGCCGGGGGCGCTGATCTTGACGTGGGGCTACCGGACGAAGGGGGCCGCCCTCCCGTCGCCCGACGACATTTTCTGGTGGTACGCCCTGACGCCGGCGCAGTGCGTTCTGCTACTCGACCGGGTTCGGGCCGAAGTCGCCAGGGTCCGGGCCGGGCAGGTCATGTTCGGTCCGGACGCCGATTCTTGCTCTTTCTGCCCCCGTGGCGGGATCGACCGGTGCATCCCGGACGCCCAAAAAAAATTTGTGCTTGACGTGGCGTCACTCGCAAGATAACATATCTCGCACTGGACGTTTTTCGGCATGTTTCACAGTTTCAGGAAAAGGGATAGCCGTATGTCCGGTCCGGCGATCCGTTCTCACGAGGATGGCTCATGAGTCTACTTAGCAAAGTCCAACGAGGCCGTACCCCACGGCCGCCCCGGCTGCTCGTGTACGGCACGCCGGGCATCGGGAAGTCTACCTTCGGGTCACAGGCCCCGAGCCCGGTGTTCGTCCAGACTGAGGACGGGCTGGGCGAGATCGACTGCGCCAAGTTCCCGCTGGCGACCACCTTCGACGAGGTACTCGCCGCGCTCGCGGAACTCCGCACCCAGCCGCACGACTTCGAGACGGTCGTACTCGACAGTCTCGACTGGCTCGAACGGCTGATCTGGGACCGGGTGTGCGACGACTTCGGGGTCAGGAACATTGAGAAGGCGGACGGCGGGTACGCCCGGGGGTACACGCACGCCCTGACCTACTGGCGGGAGGTACTCGACACGCTCAACCTGTTGCGGTCGCAACGGGGCATGGTGGCCGTGCTGATCGCTCACGCCAAGGTCGAGAAGTTCGAGGACCCCGAGGCCCCGCCCTACGACCGGTACTCGCCCCGGCTGCACAAGCACGCGGCGGCCCTCGTGACCGAGTGGTGCGACGCCGTCCTGTTCGCCACCCGGAAGTTCCGGACCCAAAGCGAAGAGAACGGGTTCGGCCGCAAGCGGACCATCGCCCACCCCGTCGGCAAGGCCGGCGGTGACCGGGTCCTCCGGACCGTCGGGGGGCCGAGCTGCGTCGCCAAGAACCGGTACGGGCTGACCGAAGAGTTACCCCTGTCCTGGGCGGCCTTCGTGGCCGCCCTCACCACCAACCAACCCACCACCCGACCGACCGAGGAACCGACCCATGGCTAACCTGAACGGGTTTGACGCGAACCAAGTGGAACCGGCCAAGAGCTACGACCCGATCCCGGACGGGAAGTACCTGGCCGTCATCACCGACTCGGAGATGAGACCGACCAAGGCCGGGACCGGCAGCTACCTGCAACTCACCTTCGAGATTATCGAAGGGCCGCACAAGGGCCGGTTGCTCTGGGCGCGGCTCAACCTCGACAACCCGAACCCGACGGCGGTCGCCGTCGCCCGGGCGGAACTGTCCGCCATCTGTCGGGCCGTCGGGGTGCTGGCCCCCAACGATTCGGTCGAACTGCACAACCTGCCGTTGGTCGTTCACGTGAAGTGCAAGAAGCGGCCGGACACGGCCGAACTGACCAACGAGGTCAGGGGGTATTCGCCCAAGGCCGTTCTGGCAGACCAGCCGGCGCGGCCGGTCCGGTCGTCGGGGGCCGCCGGCGGCCCCCCGTGGAAGCGGTAAACGAGGTCATATATGAGCGTACTTAAGAGCGTTGGCCCCGCCGTAACCAACGGCGGGGCGGCCGAGATCGAGCGATCGATCCCCTACCGCGTCAACCTGACCATCCGGGGCGAAGCTGACCTGCTGTTCCATCGCTGGAACTGTGAGGCTGTCGAGGCCAAATCCAAGGCCGCCAAGGGGTCGGCGGCGAAGAAGACCGACAACATCGAGTCCTATGTCTACCGCAATGACGAGGGAGAGATTTGCCTACCCGGTGAGTACCTCCGACAGGCGGTGATCGCGGCCGCCAAGTTTCGCCAGGACCCGCGCTCGCCGCGCAAGTCGGCCCAGGATTTGGTCAAGGCGGCGGTGGTCAGCCTAACGCCGCTGGCCAGCCTGGGCGTCACCGCGTGGGACTACGAGCACCGGTGCCGGGTACAGGTGCAGCGGAACGGCGTGACCCGGGTGCGGCCGGCGTTGCGGGCCGGCTGGCAAGCCTCGTTCGTGTTCATGGTCAACCTGCCTGAGTATGTCTCGCGGGAGATGCTGTTGGGCCTGCTGACCGACGCCGGTCGGCTGATCGGCGTAGGGGACTTCCGGCCGACATATGGGCGATTCCAAGTGGTCGCGTTTGCGGTACTTGAGGACTGATCGTGGCCTGGCGAGGCGCGGCTGGGCGGGGCCCGGCGAGGCTGGGCGAGGTACGGCTGGGCGGGGCGTGGTCGGGCACGGCGTGGTCGGGCGCGGCTGGGCGAGGTGCGGCGCGGCGGGGCGCGGCCCGGCGAGGCTGGGCGAGGTACGGCTGGGCGAGGTACGGCTGGGCGGGGCGAGGCCGGTCCGGTCGTCGGGGGGCCGCCGGCGGCCCCCCGTGGAAACGGTAACAGGACGTCACCCGTGCTCGAAGTCGAACTGCCTTACCCGCCGTCGGTCAACCACTACTGGCGGCGGGTCGGGCACAGGACGGTCATCAGCCGCGAGGGCCGGCGGTTCCGCGAGACCGTGGTCGCCGTCCTCGCCGGCCTGCGGGGGCGCCCGCTCGTGGGGCCCCTGGCCGTCGAGGTCGACATTTACCCGCCGGACCGCCGGCGGCGCGACCTCGATAACGTCCTGAAAGCCTTGCTCGACGCGCTCGAACACGGCGGGGCTTACGCGGACGACGGCCAAATCGTCCGGCTCGAAGTGACCAGGCGGGAGCCGGTCGAAGGCGGGAAAACGGTCGTACGGGTCAAGGGGACGCGATGCTAACGCTGCGGCCATACCAGCTCGAAGCCAAACTGGCGGTTTACGACCACCTGCGGGCGCGGGACGACAACCCGTGCGTGGTGATCCCGACGGCCGGCGGGAAAACCCCGGTCATGGCGTCGGTCTGTCAGGACGTGGTAACCCTCTGGGGCGGCCGGGTCATGGTCTTAGCCCACGTCAAAGAGTTGCTCGAACAGACGGCGGACAAACTTAACGCCGTCTGCCCCGAGGTGCGTTACGGGGTCTATTCGGCCGGGCTAAAACGGCGGGACACGGACCGCCCGGTGATCGTGGCCGGCATCCAGTCGGTGTACCACCGGGCTTGCGAGTTCGGCCCGTTCGACCTGGTGATCGTTGACGAGGCCCATATGATCCCGCCCGACGGGGACGGGATGTACCGGCAGTTCCTCGCCGACGCCAAGACGGTCAACCCGCAGGTCCGGGTGGTCGGGTTCACCGCCACCCCGTACCGGCTCAGGTCGGGCGACATTTGCACCCCGGACGGGATTCTGAACCACGTCTGTTACGAGGTCGGGGTGCGGGAGCTGATCGTACAAGGCTACCTGTGCCCGCTCGTGAGCAAGGCCGGGAAGGCGAAGGTTGACACGAGCGGGTTACACGTCCGGGCCGGGGAGTTCGTCCCCGATGAGGTCGAAGCCTTAATGGACGACGACGCGCTGGTCCGGGCGGCCTGCGCCGAGGTCGTCGAGGCCACCCGCGACCGGAACGCTTGCCTGATCTTCGCCAGCGGGGTAGGGCACGGGGAACACGTCGTCCGCGTGCTGAAAGGACAGCACGGGACCGACTGCGGGTTCGTCACCGGCGACACGCCTGCCGGGGAACGGGACGCCACCCTGGCCCGGTTCAAGGCCGGTAAGCTCAAGTACCTGTGTAACGTTAACGTGCTGACGACCGGGTTTGACGCCCCGCACATCGACTGCGTGGCCCTCCTCCGGCCCACCCTCTCGCCGGGGCTGTATTACCAGATGTGTCTCGATATGGAGACTGAGGTCCTAACCGAATCCGGTTGGCGACGATGCCACGAGGTGAGCAAAGGAGACATCGTGGCGTCCTTTGACATGAAAACTGATGAGATTGTTTACGGGCCAGCCCTCGACAAAATCCATCGACCGCTCTGTCACCATGAATCGATGATGGGCGTCACGGGTCCCCATCTGGACATTCGCCTCACCGACGAACACAATCTTGTCGTTCGCGGCCGGTCTCATTCGTGCATTCATTGGCATTTGCAGACGGCCCAAGAAGCGGCTCGGCGTCGGGACATGTTTGTAGTCCCGGTGGCTGGTCAGGGCAACGCTCATTCCACGGACACCCAACTGAGCGACGACGAGATCAGATTCATTGGCTGGTTTCTGACCGATGGGTACCGCAACCGAGCCAATGGCACCATCACGATCAGTCAATCGCAAACCAAGTACGCTGAGGGAGTCCGCGAGCTGTTAACCCGATGCGGGTTCGGTTTTTCCGAGTACGAACTGGTTCGGACTGGGAAACGGCGTGGCTATGCTAACGGGACCAATTTTGTCATCTCGCACGGTGCACCGCGTGGGGAACGAGCGGGTAAGAGAGGTTGGGCTGCATTGGCCGACTGGCTCGACAAAGATATTCCGGACATTTTTGACACGCTCAGTACGCGTCAGTTCGGCATCCTACTGCACGCCATGAATCAAGCCAATTGGGCGAACCGAACCGCCATCAACTATCGGCCGCGGGTTATGGACATCGCGGTCGGGTGTCGGCAACGCATGGCAGACCGGATTCAGCAATTGGCGATCGAACGTGGCTTTCGGTGCAACATTGCGACCGTTGATCCCAAGCCAAGCGATTGGAACGCTCATCCTCGAAGGCAGTGGGTACTTCGGGTCAAACCGCAGCGAGTCGCGTCGATTGGCGGGACACGGGTTGACCACTCGCCGGTTGGGGCGAAACGCTGCCAGATTCGGCCTGTGCCATTCATTCGGGATGAATGGGTCTGGTGTCTGACGACCGAGCAAAAAACACTAGTGACGCGACGCAACGGAAAGGTAGCCATCGTCGGTAATTGCGGGCGCGGGTTCCGCCTTCACCCCTCGAAGGCCAATTGCCTGGTACTCGACTTCGGCGGGAACGTACTGCGACACGGGCCGGTCGATCAGATCAAGGTCAAGACCGCCGGCCGTAACGGGACCGGCGAGGCGCCGGCCAAGGAGTGTCCTGGGTGTGACGCCCTAATCGCGGCCGGGTACGCGGTCTGCCCCGAGTGCGGGTTCGAGTTCCCGCCGCCGGACCGGTCAAGACACGCGGCCCGGGCGAGCGAGGCGGCCGTACTGTCCGGCCAGGTTACGGTCGAGACGTTCCCGGTCTCGGACGTAACATACGCGGTCCACACCAAGCGGGGGGCGGACGCCGACGCCCCGAAGTCGCTCCGGGTGAGTTACAAGATCGGCTGGAACCGTTGGAAGTCCGAATGGGTCTGCCTGGAACACGACGGGTTCGCCCGGCAAAAGGCGGTCGCCTGGTGGGAGAAACGGTCTAACATCCCGGTCCCGTCAACGGCGGCCGAGGCGGTCGAGATCGCCAACGGGGGCGGGCTGGCGGCCACGACCGCGATTACCGTCCGGTCGGTGGCCGGCGACAAGTACGACCGGATTACCGGCTACGAGCTCGGCCCGGTCCCGGCCCCGCCGGACCGTGGGGACGCCTACGAGCCGCCGGCCGACGGGCCGGCCGGTAGTGACGACGGGCTCGGCTTCCCGTTCGGGTATAAGGCTGACGTTACCTGGGAGGACCTCCCGTGGTGAGACCGACACAAGCGGTGTGCGATGGCCAAAAAAAGGTCTAAATACGACTTCGGGGACGGGCGCGGCCCGGTGCCCGCACACCGGCACGCCAACGGCGGCGGGTGGGTTGACGACACGGCCGAAGTCGACCCGACCGCCCGGGTCCAAGCCGGCGCCGTGGTCGGGGCGGGGGCGGCCGTCATGGCGGGGTCCCGCATCGGGACGGGTGCCAGGGTCGGGGCCGGTGCCAGGGTCGGGCCGTCCGCCAATGTCTCGCGTTATGCTACCGTCGGGCAGATGACCGTTATCGGGCGGTGTGCCAGTATCGGGCGGTTTGTCATTCTCGGGCGGCGTGTCAGTATCGGGGAAACGGCTATCGTCGGGCAGTATGCCGTCGTCGAGGACGGTGTCAGGTGCGAGCCCGGCGCCCGTGTCATGACGGGTGTCAGCCTTTTCGGCGGTGCCGTTGTCGATGACCGTGCCGTACCGCCACCGGGGCTCGTGGAACCGGTCGTCCCGCACATCGACGCGGCGATCCTCGCGGCCGTTAAGGGCCGGAAAGGGGCGCTCCGGATGGACAGGTGGCACACCTGCGACACGACCCATTGCCGGGCGGGCTGGGCGATCCGTCTGGCCGGGGAAGACGGTAAGAGGCTGGAACGGGTCTACGGCCCGGAAATGGCGGGCACGATCATCTACCAGCGGTCGCGCCCGGGCCGGTGCGTCCCCGACTTCTACGCGAGCGATTGGGAGGCCCTTGCCGACATCCGGGAGTGTGCGGCGGCCGACCCACTGCCTACCGGCGAGGACATCCCGTGGTGAACCCCGACGCCCTGTTAGCCGCCGCCCTCCGGTACGCGGGCCTGGGCTACCGTGTCTTCCCGTGCGCCCCGGGCGGCAAGGTCCCGCTCACCCCTCGCGGGTTTCACGACGCGACGACGGACCAGGCCCGGGTCGAGGGCTGGTGGGCGGAACGCCCGACGGCCAACGTCGGGGTTGCCGCCGAGGGGCTGCTGGTCATCGACATCGACGGGGCGGACAACCCCTGGCCAGGTGACCCGGACCGGGCTGCCGACCTGGCCGGGGCCGGGGCGGTCGCCCTGACCCCACGGGGGGGCCGGCACCACCTGTTCCGCCGGCCCGGGGGCAAGGGCTGGAAGTGTTCGGCCGGCAGGCTGGCCCCCGGGGTCGATGTCCGTACCGAGGGCGGGTACGTCGTGGCCCCGCCGTCGGTGACCCCGGCCGGGGCGTACCGCTGGGGCGAGGGGCTGGCCCTCGAAGACCCGCCCGACCGGCTCCCGGCCCCGCCCCCCTGGCTGGCCGCCGCCCTGGACGCCCTGGACGCGCCGGCCGCCCACGCCCCTGCCGGGGACGCCAACCCGATCCCGGCGGGCCGGCGAAACGCGACCTTGGCCAGTCTGGCGGGCACGATGCGCCGGGTCGGCATGGGCCGGCCCGAGATCGCGGCCGCCCTGCACCAGACCAACCGGACCCGGTGCGCCCCGCCCCTGGCGGACGCCGAGGTTGACCGCATCGCGGAGAGCGTCTCCCGGTACAGACCGGACGAGGTGTCGGTCGCCCTTGTCGAGAACCACTACCGGCAGGTGCGGGAGGCCGCCGACGCCGAAGAGGGTGAGCCCGGGGCCGACGCCCCCGACCCGGGGCCGGTCCCCGACCACCTGCTCCGCGTGCCCGGGTTTATCGACGAGGTGATGCGGTACACGCTCGACACCGCCCCGTACCCGGAACCGGTTTTGGCCTTCGCCGGGGCGCTGACGCTCCAAGCGTTACTCGCCGGGCGGAAGGTGCGGGACGCGATGGACAACCGGACCAATTTGTACGTCCTGAGCCTGGCCAACTCGGGCGTCGGCAAGGATCACGCCAGGAAGGTCAACGCCCGCATACTTTACGAGGCGGGCCTGGCCGACTGTCTGGGCACGAGCTTCGCGAGCGGGGAGGGGATCGAGGACCGGCTGTACGCCCAGCCGGCGACCCTGTTCCAGGTTGACGAGATCGACGGGCTGCTCGTGCGGGTGGGGCAGGCCCGGGACGCCCGGCACGAGGCTATCGTCACGATGCTGTTGCAAATGTACTCGTCGGCGAACAGCGTTTACGTGATGCGGGCGAGGGCGAACCAGGGGCGGGCGGTGATCGACCAGCCGTGCCTGTGCCTGTTCGGGACGGCCGTCCCGAAACACTTTTACGAGTCCCTCTCGGCCCGGCTGATGACCAACGGGTTTTTGGCCCGGCTACTGATCCTCGAATGCCGGGGGCGGGGCGGGGGCCGGGACGACACCGACCGGCCGATCCCGGGGTCGGTCCTCGAAGCCGCCCGGTGGTGGGCCGACTTCCGGCCCGGCGGGTCGGGCAACCTGTCTGGCTGGCACCCGGTCCCGTATAGTGTTAAACAGACCCCCGGGGCGGAGGTGGTGTTCCGGTCCGTCCGCGAGCGGGCCGACGCCGCATACTCGGCGTCGGAGCTTCAGAACGACCCGGCCGGCATGGCGATCTGGGCGCGGGCCTACGAGAAGGCCCGGCGGCTGGCGTTGCTCTACGCGGTTAGTGTCTGTCGGGAGTCGCCCGTGATCGACGCCGACGGGGCGACCTGGGCCGGGGCGTTCGTCGAACACCAGACCAAGCGGATGCTTTACATGGCCCGGCATCACGCCTGTGAGAGCGAGTTCGACGGCCGGCGGAAGCGCCTGCTGGACGTACTCGACCAGTGGCGGCGGCAGCACGGGGACGAGTGGATGCCCTTCTGGCGGATCAACCGCAAGCTCCCGTGGTCGAACCGCGAGCACGAGGACGTTCGCGACACGCTGATACAGCAGCGGCTGATCGAGTCTCAGGTCTTGAGTACCGGTCGGCGGGGGCGACCGGGGCTGTTCTACCGGCTCACGCCGGTTTCATGCGTCCCCAAAAGCCCCCCCTGACCGAATTATTGCATTTCTTGTTGTTATTGCAGCTACCTCTCTAGGAGAGGTAAAGGGATCGAGATAGCCTGCAATAACAACAAGAAATACAAAAAATATATATATTATATTATTTACTATATCTATACCCCTATCTTTCTCCATACCTTATCCCGTATCTGCCGGGCGTTTCTGTTCATCTTGCCCATTTTTCTCAAATTCACGTGTTAGCCAGACCGTCTGTTGCGGCTTTCGTTTGGTATTGGCTTATTTTCAGATTTTTTTTGTTGACAATAACTACGCGGGGCGTATTGTGTAGCCGATCGATTGGCTAGATGGATGATCTACGCCTGATAGGATGTTCGATAATTCATGTCAAAAGGACACTGGAGGTTGGGAGTCGGGGTTACGGCCGTTTTCATTCCGACAAAAACGGCCTGAACGGAGGAACGAGGATGAGGAACGATTTACACACGTCCGAATTTGTCGGGCAGGAGGATCGGATGACGCCCAGTTTCACCGGGGCCGACCTGTTCGGCTCGTGGCTCGCGGACCTGGAGCGGGGGAAACCGCCCGCCCGCTACCCGCTGCCGTCCCCCTTCGCCGGTTTAGACGTCCGGCCGGGCCGGCTGGCCCTGTTCGGGGGCGCGACCGGCGTAGGCAAAACGGCCGCCCTACTCCAAATCGGCGTTGACCTGTTGTGGGATAACCCGGCCGCCCGGCTGCTCATCGCGAACGTGGACATAACGCCGGCGCGACTCACGGACCGGATCGTTTCCCGACTGACCGCCGTACCGCTAACCGCGATCACCGACCGCACGCTGACGCCGGACCAGCTCGGGCGGTATCGCTCCGTTGTAACCGCGCTCGAACCGGTCGCCGCCCGGATGGCGTGCCTGTACGCCCCATTCACCCTGGAGCACGTCGCCG